ACTTGTCTGTTTTGTCTTCAAAACTATTAAAAAAATTGATTACATTTTCTGTAATTTCTGGGGTTGCTTTTGTTACTTCACGAAGACCAGCGGTTCCAGTTAATCCAGCCTTTGAACTCCATTGAGCAGGATTAACTAATAGATTTAAAACTTTATTTCGTTCGACAGCAGGAAGACTTTGCAAAAGATTAGATGCTCCTTCAGGAGACTTCATTGCTTGAGTCAAAATGTCCATTGTGTTTTTGCCAACAGCCTTTTCAAACTCAGAAATTGCCTTGTTACCAGCAGAAGTCCAGAAACTCAAGAATGATGGCAAGCGAATGACTGAAGTTTGTTGTTTGACAAGTTCAGACAGTGCTTTTTGGCCTTCAGATGCTTGTTCTGCAACAGAAAGCTGAGTCAGCCTTTTCTGCGCCTGTTGATTTAATATCGCCAAATCATTATTTGCTAATTCAAGTGCAATGTTGTAACGACCTGGGCCAAGAAGCTTTTCTACAGCATCTGGAGATTCATTCATCACTAGTTTGACAAACTCATCTTTGTTTGTCTTCCACAGTCGAAGACCTTCAGCAGACAACTTACGCTCTGCAATCTTTTGCATACCTTGAGAGTATTCTTGAAGGTATTTTTTCCAACCAACACCACCAGACTGCTCAATTGCATCATCAATAAGTGGCTTAATATCAGACAATACTTTTGCCTCTAAATTGCGTTGAGCTGTTGCATCCATTCCTGGGCGCAATTTATTAATTACAGCATTAACAGAGTGTTTGCGAATTGCTTCCAATGCTTGTGCGTCAATAATTCCAGTGTCTTTGTTTGTCCACTTGGCAATATCGTCTGCAACATTATTAACAGCACCAATTAATACATCATCTCCAGCAAAAGATGGATTTTGAGAAATCTTGGAAATGTCATTTGCAAGTTTTGCTCCATTTAACGGCTTAATGCCATAACTACGCAAACTATCTGCGGCAGCTTTTGCAAATCTTGCGCCCTGACCAAGATCAAGAGATGCTTGAGCGGCTTTATCAGCCCATTCATTAAATGCTTTTTGAGCAAGTTCATCTTTATAAGTAAACTTAGCAAACCCAACAGGTAAGCCGCGTTTGATCAAATCAAGTCGAGCAGATGCCTCGGCTAAGTTTCCAGCCTTAATCAAATCTCTGACTTTTTGAACCTCAATAGCCGCCTCATTGCTTAACTTGCCAGCAGTTGCTTCATAGTCGGCAACAGCTTTACCAAGATTAGCGCGACTTAGCGCGGCCTCTCTCATTGGAGTCGTGGTTGTTGTCAATGCAGTTTTTGCATTCTCAAGAATTTGTCGTGTTTCAGCCGCATTACCACCGCCAGCCAATTTAGACAAAGCCTTTAGTGATTCCTCTTCTCCAAAAAGATTGATTTTCCTCAAGAACTGAGGATCGCGCTCAAGCGCATTCTGGATCAGTGCTTGCCAAGTTGGGTTTTGCAATGAGGCAGTTACCTCAGCAATGCTTGCTCCAGGCTTTGTGTTTTTCAAAACATCTAAAACAGCAGGGAGGTCTTTGCCAAGTGCTTCTCGTGCAATTTGGCTGGCCTTTGACTGTGCGGCACTCATTGCTGGAGAAACAATATCCATCAACTTTCCAGCACCTTTTGCAATCAAAGGAACAGCAACTCGACCACCAGCCTCGTAAGTTGCTCCTTCAAGAATGTTTTGCAATGGTTCTGAAACTTGCATCATCCCTTGGCGAGGCGGCTTGACACCCATTAACACATCCAAATTTTGCATGGCTTCTTTACCAATGCCATACCCAAGGCCAGCGCCACCTACAATTCCAAGAGGCCCAAGAGGAGCGCCAAGCGCACCTCCAGCAATGCCTCCTAATGCCTCAACAACTGCATTAAGTGCTTGTCTTGGTATAGTAGGAGCAACTTGCTGTTGAGTTTTAGCAACAGTCGTTTTTTGTCCAAGATAAGCATCTGGATCAAAATCTTGTTGTGTTGGTTTCTGTGCTAAGTATTCATCAGGATTGAACTCGGCCATTTGATTACCTTCCAAGTCGTTTTTTAATTTCAGCAGAACGAGGATCGTTAGGATTGGCATTAGCCCAATCAAGTGCTTGTTTATCAGCTGAATTCAACATTCCAGGCTGATTTGGCATTGATGCAGAAACTCTTGATCTGGCTTGCGTCAAACTGTTTTTAATTTTTGCAAGTTGAGCATCAAACTCTGCTGGAGTCATGTTTTGATCCAATGCGCCAATCGATGCGGTCAGTTTCTTGCCTTCTGCATCAGAAAGAGCGCCCATACCTTTCAGAGACTGCACTTGTGGCAAAAACACTTGAGACTTGAATGTTTCAAGCTGTGATGCAAAACCAGAGGCATTAGTGCCAGGAATTGCAGACATAATTTTCCCAGTCATTCCAACAGCAGAACTTTTACCTGGATGCTTTGCAAGAGTATCCAATGTATCAATTGCACTATCAAATGAAGAAATTACACCAGCCTTTTGCTCATTCTCTTTTGCCTTTTTATCATCAATAGCTTGCTGTCTAAAAGAAGCCATTATTTCAGCGATATCTTTTTTTCCCTGAATTTGCATTTCGGCAATTTGCTTTTGAGTATCACCTCTGGCTTTTGCCGCTTCAACTTGAGCATCAAGACGATCTTTAAGCATTTGCTCCTGAGATTTCAATCTCTCATCTTGAAGTTCTTTAGCGTTTTGTCTTTGAGCTTCTTTATCAGCAGACAATTGCAATGCCGCCAAAACTTTATCTGGAGAGCCATACTTAACAACAGTAGCCAAAATTTGACTATTTGTTGCATAAGGGCCGAGAGTCGCCAACTCATCACGAAGATTTTTCTCTTGCTGAACAGAAAGCTCTTCTTTTTGTGTTTTAAGTTGAGCCAATTTAAGTTCGTTACCTTTGCTTGCCAACACAATAGCAACATCAGGATACATACTTTGAATTGACTGAGATGCTTTAAGTAGACCCTCTGGACTGGTCATATCAAATTGACGACCAAGCGCATTCAAGGTGCTAACTTTTTTCATTTGCGGGTCTTCAGCACCAAGCAACCCACCAATAGATCGACCAAACTGCTGACCAGCAAGAGCCGCTCCATAAGTGATTTGCTGTTGAGGACTCAACTGTGCATAGGCCATTGCCTGTTCGCGCATTTGTTGTTGACGAGCCGCATCAAGACTCTCAGGAGTCACACCAAAAAGACTTCCAACGATATCAGTTGCCATGTTTACTCCTTAACGTCCGTAAATATCAGCCATTGCATTTTCATAGCCCATCAATCCAGATCCATACGCAGATGTATTTAAAGCATCAATAGGAATACCAGTTGAAGGGCCAAAATACTTTTGCAAACCAGATCGGAATTCAGGCATACCAGCTGTGTTAGACAAGAAAGTTCCAAAAGGACTACGGTTTTGAGCTTCTTGCAAAGTTCCAGCCGCACTCATTCCACCCCTCAACAAAGACTGACCAACATTAGCACCAGCGGCGGCAGTACGACCACCCAGGTTTGATCCAAGATTTAGCGCCTGCTGACCAAGTTCTTCAACGCTACCAGCACCGCCTAAATAACTCGTGTAGGGCGACAAAGCCGCAACCTGACCACCATACATTCCACCAAGCAAGTTAGCACCAGTACCAAACAAACCAGCACCAAATGCCAGTTGCTGTTGACCCGCCTGTTGAGCCTGAGCCGCCAAAGCCGCATCCTGCTGTGCCATTGCGTTGTAATACGCTTGCAGTTCAGGATTCGTAGCGCCTAGCGCCACAGACCCACCAGCACCGCTAGTACCACCAACAGCCAAGCCACCACGACCAGTTTGGAACATCTGGTTCTGCAAGTTAGCCAATTGCTGTTCACGACCAGGAGCCAACAAAGACTGTTGCTGTTGCATATAACGCTGTGCAACCTGCTCAGGACTCTGTGCCAGATACTGCTGACCAAGATTAAACAACCCTTGAGCGGCCTGTCCCAAAGGAGCATAAGCCGCAGGAGCCTGTTCTGCCTGGGTAAGCCCCATTCCAGCCAAGCCCATAAGCCTTTGACGCTGTGCTTGCAACTCAGGAGATAGTTGGTATCCAGCACTAGACAAATAGCCTTCAGGGCTAAATTGGAACTGAGATGCCCCAAAGCCAGTCGTTACGCCAACAGGACGGAACTTAGCCGCTTCTGCCGCCTGACGAGCCGCCTCTAGTTGAGCTTGGGCAGATGTTTCTGCCGCTTGTCGTTGTGCGCTAGATTGCATCGAACTGCCAAGCAGTCCAAGACCTCCAGCGATAGCGCCACCAATCCAAGGCATATCAATTCTCCTTAATCAAAACTTGATCCACTTTTGACGGGTCTTTCTCGTCTGTTGCGTGGATACAAAACCAAACACAGTCTGTCAATGCTTTAACAGCATGATGCTCACCAGCCACAATCTCCAAACAGGCAGGAGCATCAACAATCTTTGTCTCATCACCTTTCAAAACAACCACTTTGCCTTTTGCCAAAATGCTCATGTGGGCATAGGCATGAATGTGTTGCATCAACATCATTCCTTCAGGAATATGCGTTTCCTTGGCATACAAGCCATCAGAGAAATGATGTTTGATCAAGTCATCCATCAAGCAGTCCTCTTCCACATATAAACAGTGATGTAAGGCTGATAGTTGGCATTTGTGCCAGAAGAACCAGTTGTTGAGTTTGCAACAGAAATCCCAGTGGATGCAGACTGCGTACCGCTGGTAGATACATAAGTAACGCCAGAGTTTGTGCCAGTCCAACCAGATGAGCCAGATCCACCCAAACCAGTAATAGATGAACCGCCGCTAATGCTTAAAGAGTGGCTGTGACCAGAATCTGTAACTGTTGCAGTGTGCGTGTGGCTAACAGTAATTGCATCAGCACTACCGCCAGTTTCTTCAGCAGAATCAAACAGTGCATTACCAGAATCAAAGCCAACCATCACTCGACCAGCACCAAAGGCAGTCCAAGTGCCAAACCCAAGCAAAGTACCAGGATTGGTAGATACAGAGGAATTAACATAAATACTGCCAACTGGATACATGGCTTGCAATGCCGCAGTCGTAACCGTTTGTACAAATGCAGTGGTTGCCAACTTAGTACTGTTATCAGAAGATGATTGAGTAACCGCAGTAGTTCCAGTAGGCAATGCAGGAGTACCAGTGAACGTAGGAGATGCCAAATCAGCCTTTGTTGCAATGGCAGTAGAAATTGCATCAAACTCAGTATTGATTTCAGTGCCTTTCACGATCTTCAAAGGATCGCCAGAAGACAAGGCATCTTTAGTCGCAAAGTTTGTGGCTTTCGTGTAATTACTCATGGTGTTTCCTTATATCATCTTGCCATTCTTGGCTTGGATTTCAATCTTCTGAATCGACAAAGCAGATCCATTGATGTCAGACTCATACCCAGTCTGCACAATCTTGCCAGCACCAGTTGCATGAACAACCAAAGTCTGCAATGCAATACCGTCTGAATACTGAGCAATACCATACTCGGCTACGTTGTAGTATTCCTCGCCTTGCGTTGGAATCTGAACGCTTTGAGAACGGTAGTTTTCGTTGAAATCAAAGCCCCACTTGAACACAACAGATTGGTTACTGCCACCAATCACAACTGTCGTCAATCGCTTCAAAATGGACGTTTGATTTTGATTCCCAAGGTCTGCATGGTTAGTGAAGTACACCATACGATAAGACGATGTGTTGTCCTGGTACGTCCCATACTGACCAACATAACCAGTCTTGCCAATGAGCAAAGTGCCATCCAACTTCTTGCAAAACGACTTAGGCTCAATGCTGTCCCAAATCGTCACACGAGCAGATCCATCTTGCAGTTGACCACGAGTGTCAAAGCAGTAAACCGACTTTGTACTCGGCAAAGACAGAAGATAGAAGGCGTTCAACTCAGAATACACAGACTTGATGTTTGCTTTGGTTTCTCCAGTGACAATTTCCATCAAGTCATTACGCACGTTCTTAGACAGGTCACGCAACGGAGCAGACTTCTCTTGGATAGTACGCAGGAACGAGCGAACACCACTGTTTGACAGGAAAATAATATCCGTGCCAGTGTTTTGGATGCTGTCCCTTGCAATGCAACCAATGCCACTAACAGTGTCGCTCAAAGAGATCGTCGCAGGAGTGGTGGCCCCCTGGTAGACAAGAATCTGCGATTTGCCAAAGATGATCAAAAAACCATTGTGTGCCGCAATACCAGAAATCTCATCAGAACCAGAGGGCCAAACACGAGAAATATCTAACGTGCCAGCCGTTCCAGTTGACCAAACAGCACCATTGAGCAAATCAGAGAAATAAACCGTGTACTTGTCAGATGCAGTATTAGCCGCCCACAAACGACCATAAGCAGCAATCACAGTGTCAGCCTGGGGAACAGTCCCAACATAGCCAGACATCTCAGTAATCCGACGATAAGTCGTTGTGCTGGTGGCAGGGTCATAAACCAATGGGTCATGACCAGTTTGGAAGAAATAAGCCTTGCCGTTGAGAGTGGCAGTTTTCCAATTACTTGCGCTAATGGTTGGAGCAGTACCACCACCACCATAGGTCAATTCAACAACAGCATTAGAACCATCAAGTTTGAATAGCTTGCTGTTACCAGCAAACAACACAGTAGATGTGCCATCGTTGCCGATCAACTCATGAATTGCAGTGACGTTGTTTGACCCAAGGTTGCCAGAAGAAGAATTGACTTTTGACCAACCTTTTCTGGAGCCAATGCGACCATACTGATCAATGATGCAGTTGGTAGCAACCAAAGCAAATCCAGCACTCAAGTCCAAAGGAGAATCTTGAGTATTCAGCCCAAAGAACCCTGGGGCAGAGATGCTGAATGTTTGAATTGCTTGAGCCATTAAATTGCCTCAAAAGTCATTTCTTCAGGATAGCGTGTGCTTTCCAAAGCAATGTAATCAGCCAGCATCGAACGATACAACTGATAGGCTTCAGAAGAATTCAAGCCACCATCTTCACCACGCTCAACCAATGCACGAGCATAGGCATTCTGAATCACCAACTCAGAAGGAACAAGCAACTCAGTTGAATTGCTAGACAAAGTATCCTGAGGAACAATCAGATCAAACACCAAAGAATATGCCTTATCAGGCACAGGATACACATCCACTTTGGTGTCATTTGAGCCATCTACGCCATTGAAAGCATAGTAGGTGGGAGCCGCAGTCTGAGTCGTCCCAAAATTCAGGAAACGATTCATGTTGGCAAAAGGAATGTTCTTCAATGTCAAGTCTTGCGTGTCATTGATCGCATCAACAACTCGGAACTTTTGACCAGCACCAGTCATCGAATATGAAGATGTGCCAGCAACAGTAGTCAGAGTCACAGTGGTAGACAGAACATTCCAAGAATAAGAATCTTCCACTTGACGCTTGGCATCGTTGACGAACTTGCCAATCAACTTGGAATAGTCAGTCTGGGCAACAGACTCAACTTCTGCCTCACGCAAACGAACCAAAATGTCATTAACCAGTTCAAGGTAAGTCATGCTCTTTGATTCCCCATAAGTTCAAGTGTCAAGATAACAGTAAACGTAGAACCAGCTTCAGGAGTAACTTTCACCTGATCACCCTCTTCTAAAACAATGTATGAACCACTGACTTGCATGGTTTCTTTTGCAGTAAAAGAATCTCCATTTAATATGTCATACGTTGCATTAGCAGAAGAGTCATACCACTGCAAAGTAAAAGTCTTGGTGTTTGAGCCAGTGTTATGAACGTAATACAAAACCCAAAGAGCGCGATATCCAGTCGGCACTGTGTACAGCGTGGTACTTGAACCCGCTGTCGGAGATGAGCCGATTGAAATCTCTCTCATTTCTTAGCCTTGTTCCTTGCAGAAATTGCTTTTGCTTTAGAACGAGCGTCCTCTTTCGAGGATGCGCCCCAGGCTTTGAGAGAAAGTAGAAGTCTAGTTGGCTTCCCATCTTTAAACTCAGGCCCAGGCATATTGCCCATTCTTGCTAGGAAGGAGGCCCGTCGAGGGTTATCGCCAGATTTAACTGGTGCTTTCAAATCCCCACCAGTTGACGCATTATAAGAGGCTCTACCTTTAGCATTCAAGCCCCCTTTGGGATTTTGTCCTTCTTTCCTATTCCAGGCTGGAGACTTCATTTCTTCCTCGCGGCTCTGATGTTGTCCACCATGTTTGGATAAGGACGACCAGCCGCCTTAGCCATCTTCTTAGCCATCGCCTTCTTTGCAGGGATCAATGGCTTGGATTCACCCAACTTTTTGGGTCGCTTTTGTTCCCAAATAGGCTTTTGCTTCATTTCATCTTCTTCTTGGAAGGCTTGGACATCCCAGCCTCAGACAGCGCAATTGCAATAGCTTGCTTGCGAGAAGTCACGGCTGGGCCTTTCTTAGAACCAGAATGAAGAGTTCCTTCTTTGTACTCTTTCATTACTTTACCGACTTTTTTCATCCCCATTGCCTTTTTCATGGCTAATCCTTAGTGATTGGCCCACCAGACTTCCAAGCATCACAAGTACGGGCCGATGCACAAGTGAATTGGAATAAATCGCAATACCCAAGATCAGCCGCCTTGACAAACTGCTCGTCATAGGACAACTCACCTTTTTTCTCGTCTTTCTCCAGACCAGAAACAATGCACTCCATCATCTTTGGAGTCTGGATAAATGCGGCACAGTTGCCACATCTCATGCCCTTGATTGTGTCTGTGGGAGCGTTATACATTTTGGCCTTCTTGAGCCAAAACGCATCATTAGGTTCGTTAGGATTGGGAGGGCCATAACCATACTCTTTAAACGCATGATTACGGTTTTTAAGGTTTACCTTAACATCTTGTGTGGCAATGGGACACACAACGCCCGTGAGAAGGCCAGATTTCATTTGAGCATCCTTCCCATCACAAAGGTGACTAGTCCACCAAGAACGGACGCAATGCTCATTCCGACCCAAAGGCCGCCCTTTGATTGGTTTGCAAGTTCAAGTAAGGCGCGGACATCCGTCCTCAAAGCATGAACTTCCTTTTCCAGAGCCTCAACCTGAGCCTCTAGCTTGCCAAAATCACGAGCATCGATATCACTCATAACGCTACCCTACGAGGACGACCTGGACGTTTTGTAACAACTGGGATATGTCCCATGACAATCCGATTAGGAACAGGCAAAGATTCTTCTTTTGCCACAATGGATTCCTTAGGAGCATCAACACGAACATACCCAGGATGCGTTTCCATTGTCTTAATGTCGTGATCCAAGGTAAAACTTACCAGATTCCCACTTGCAAGACATTTGAATGTAGCCATAAAAAAAGGGGGATTTCTCCCCCTCTCCTTTAGATGGTTGGGCGAACAACCACGATTTTCAGAGTTGCAGAAGCCAAATCAACAGTTGCCGTTGATTCGTTCTGAATACGGAACTTGACGGTGTTAGCCGCACTGACATAGCCAGTAACAGTCAAACCAACCAAATCCACACCCAAAGATGCGCCAATTACCATGTCGCCCAGGGCAACACCAGGAACAGTCACATCATCGGTTTCACCAGCGCCATCAGCCAAAGAACCAGCGTCAAGGGTAGCCTTGACAATCCATGTTTCGTTGAACAAACCACGGAACTGATCATTGCTTCGACGCACCGTTACGGAACTTGCACTTGCCATGAATCAATCTCCTAAAAATAGAAAAAAGTCCCTCCCCCGTTAGGAGGAAGGACTAACTGACCTTAGG